GTTCATCATAGTGAATTTTTAAATGAAGAAGGGTACTATAACATAATGAGTACAGAGGGAGACCGAATTATAAAAAGAATAACCCACGAGGGGAATGATTCTTACTTCCACATAAGCGAATTAAGAGTGTGTGAGTACGACGGAAACTATTACCACAAAAGTAAAAAGTTTGTTTCTGCTGATAGGGGGAATGATAGTTATTCAGAAGTCCCCGAAAGTAAAACTTGTATCCTTAACGGGGTTGTAAGGTTAAAAACTGAAGTGATTTGTTACTGCGACAGATACGATAAAAATGTAACAGTATTCAATTTCCAAGGAGAGATTAATACAATAACGGATGTTTTCGGGGTAACTCGTAATCTTTCCGACTGCGTTAGAACAGAGGTAGGCAGAATGTTAAAAGGGCATCCTTTAGTAGAGATGATTAAAAAAGAGTTCGCAAACGCTACGGGGATTGAGGGCAAAACTCGAAAGTTATCAAGTGAAGTAGGTAATTATCAATTTTAAAAACAACTAAAACTAACTAAAAATGAAGTACAATGATTTAAAAAGTAGCTTAAAGGAAGTATTGAGTACTCAAGCTACAAGTTATGATTACGAGGAAACTCTAGATTTTATAACTGCAAAGTGTTACGAGTTGGGGGCATCTAACGTAGAGATAGACCAACACGACAATTTATATGTTACTAAAGGGAAGGCTGATGTTTATCCTTGCGTAGTATCTCATACCGATACTGTACACGATATATATAGAGGGTATAAGGTATATAGTGTTAAAGGCAATTTTGTAGCCTATGACTCTGATAAAATGCAACAAGTAGGCGTTGGAGGGGATGATAAGGTAGGTATATGGATATGTTTAGAGGCTTTAAGGCATTTTGATAACATAAAGGTATGTTTCTTTGCTCAAGAGGAGATTGGTTGCGTAGGGAGTAGTTTAGCTGACGCTGATTTCTTTAGCGACGTGGGTTATGCTTTCGAGTGTGACAGGAAAGGTAATAAAGATTTCGTACAAGAATCTTCGGGAGTTAAAATGTTTGGGGATAAGTTTAAAAGCCTTATAAGCCCAAGTTTAAAAAAGTTCGGATACTCAATAACCGATGGGGGCTTAACTGATGTACACGAAATTTCTCAAGATATTGGGATAGCTTGTGCTAATATGAGTTGTGGTTATTATAACCCACACTCAAGCAAGGAATACGTTAATGTTAAAGACGCTGTAAATACATTAGACTTAATTAAAGAGTTAATAACTACATTAGGGGAGAATATGCACAAACACGTAGCCGAGCATACTTATGGGGGTTACAACTATGGGTATAAGAGTTACGGGACTACTATATACGGAACTCAAGGTGGTAACTCTTGGAATTGGGATAAGACTGCTAAAATAAGTGAGCCTAAAGAAGAAAAAAAGATTGTTAATAACTCAAAAGAGTTTGAGAGTTGCGATTTATGTGGGGCAATATCTACCGATGGGTGCGACTTTTGTGTAGTGGATACCTCTTCCAATGTTAATAACTCAGAACCTTGCTCTTGTGGAGGGGTAAAAAGAGAGTACGGAGCTGGGGATTCAGCTTATAAGCACTGTTATGGGTGTGGTTTTTATGAAGAAGCTAAGGTAATGTTTTAGTTAGTTGTTGTTTGATTGGGGGTATGCCTATAATTTGAGGGGGTATGCTTAAATGTGGGTACACCCCTAATTAAATCTGCTTACTATATAACAAAGTTTATAACTTAAATATATTGTCATGTTTAGAAAGTGTATAATTAAGAGTGTACTAATAGACTGCGTGTCTAGGGGTAAGGAGGCTTCGGTAGCCCAAAGGTACTTAAGTAGGTTTTATGGCGTTAGAGCGTCTATAAACAGCCTTAAACGTAGGGTTATATATCTTAGGATGTGTGGTAAGTTTGATGGGTGTGATAATCACATTCACGAAACGAGTTACTAATTTAAAAAAAGGGAATTAGGTTATGAAAGAAGATAAGGGAGTATATTTACATAGCAACAAAAGAGTTATTAAAGGTCTGAGTTTATCAGACTACAATAAAGGTAGGCGAGAAAAACGGACTAAGGTTAAAGATGACGCAAAAAGTAAAGGGTTTGTAGTTAAAGATAATTGGGAACTTGTTACGGGTTGGTCTAGTAGTGAAGGTTGGGCGTTAAATGCTATGAAGGAAAAGTATTTAGATAAATTTGAGTATTACAGAGGTACTCACGAAACTAGAGATAGGAGGTAAAATTATGGGAAAGATGAAAGAGCTACAAAACGAGAAAGTAGGGTTGAAATACGCTAAGTGGTTACTTAGTGAGTGTTCAGAGCCAATAGATGAAATTGAATATCTATTTGACAATTTACCTGAAAAAGAAAAGGAACAAATTAAAAACGATTTAATTAATTGGAAAAGCTAGAAACTATGTCAAAGGAAAGTCACAAAACAAGGTTATTAAAATACCTAAACTATTACAAGGAAATAACACCATTAGAAGCAATTAGAGATTTAGGGAATACCCGACTCAGTGCTACTATCTTTAATCTAAAGGAGGATGGGGTTAATATAAGAACAACTAGCACGAAAGTACCTACAAGGTGGGGAACTACCACAACCGTAGCTAAGTACGAATTAGTTAGTGAAGATAATTAAGTCCGCTTATTTGGGTCACTCGGATTTCTTCGGGTCTGAGGGGATACGTGCTTAAGGTTAATAGAGTGAAGCGGAGGGCTTGTAAAGCCTATTTCATACACTTAAACGTATTCAAAGAATGACTAATAGGAAAGACTATTTTTTTAAGAAAAGTGTTGAGAATTAACTATAATTTTGTATATTTGCAAACGGGAGTTTCCTACGTGAGTGGAGCAATAGTACCAAGTCCTACGATGGGGATTGTAGGCGAATCGGCGTTAAATGTAAAGCCAAAGGCAGGGAGATGTCCTTGCCGAGATACTGGTAATATCTTTTGAGGTTTTGCTTTTAACCAATTAAAATAAGAGATTATGGCTAAAGCAGTTAAAACAAAAGGCAATTTAAGCTTTTGGGAATCAGTGCAAACTACTGACCCGAATTTCACTAAAGAGGTGGGGTTTGGTAGAAAGTTTACTAGTATAAACGCACAATATCAAGTGCGGGAAATAACAAGAGCATTTGGTAAAATAGGTCAAGGTTGGGGAATTACCGATGAGAATTTTTATACATTGAACGGTATAGATGGGCTTATTTGTTATCAAGCAGACCTATGGTATATGGATGGCGAGAACAAGTGTTATTACGCTATAAACTCCTCCATAGCCTCCCACAACGGTAAGGGTAGGTTGGATGACGAATGCTTTAAAAAGGTATCTACCGACGCTCTAACAAAGGGGTTGTCTAAGTTAGGGTTTAACGCAGACATATTCTTAGGGATGTGGGATGACAATAGATATGTTACACAACTAAAGGAGAATAACAAGGTTAAGGCTAAACTTACAGATAACCAACTAGAGGCTATGTGTAAAGCAATAACTAGCGGGAAAGGGGATGTTGTAAAGTCTAAGATGGGGGATTACGACATAACAAAAGAGCAGTCCTTAGCCCTTAAAAAAGCATTCGATGAAACTAAGTAAGGGAGATGTACAAACGGCTCTTATAGACGCTGATATTATGCTCTATCGGGCTGCGTGGAAGCACGAAGGAGATGGCGTAGAAAACGCTTACGAAAGTGTAGATGCTATGTTTGAGCATATATTCTACGTAACTAAGTGCGTTCAGTATATAGGATTCCTTACAGGTAGAGGGAACTTCAGAAAAGATATAGCTGTAACTAAAGTGTATAAAGGTAATCGTAAAGACACAATTATGCCCGAACATTTTGACGCTATAAGAGATTACATTATAGAAGCGTGGGGTTGTCACGTTGTTGACGGCATTGAGGCTGACGACGCTTTAGGTGTATGTCAATCAAATATGGATAAAACTATTATATGTAGTATAGATAAGGACTTACTACAAATAGAGGGACTTCATTATAATTGGAATAAAGGGGAGGTTAAATATGTTAACCAACACGAAGCTGACAGGTTGATTTACAAGCAGACCCTTATGGGGGATTCTACAGACAACATAGTAGGAATACCTAAGGTGGGGGATAAAAGGGCTGAAAAGATATTGTCTAACACGTTTGATGAGAACGGAGATGTTTTATCGTACCCCGACCAATGTTTACGTGCTTACTTGGATTACTATAAAGACGAGGATTTAGCTAAAGAAAAACACGACGAAACATATAACCTTGTGTATATAGCTAAACATACAGATGACTACAGGTTTAAGGAGGAATTTGAAATACCTGAACCTAGTTATGTTTTTTAACAAAAAAAATGTATCTTTGTATAATGAGCAAGGAAAAGGAATTAAGACAGAGGATACTCAAGACGTTAACGGAAAGTAACGACTCGGTTATGATTATAATGGCGAACTTTATTGACGACGAAACAATGGATTTTGAGTTTGCAGTAAACGCCGAACCTGAGGAGTTGTTTGAAATGTTTATTCATTTATTTGAGAATAAGATAATCAGAGATGAAGCAAGGAAAGCTATCCTTCAATCTGATTATGGTAGAGAAGACATTGATAGCTTTAATTTAAATTAATTACATTATGCAGAATGCGATTGAGGGGACTTTAACAAAAGTCTTAGAAACAGAGGCGGGAACGTCTCAAGGAGGTAAAGATTGGAGTAAAAGATTGTTTGTTATAAAGACAGATGACAAGTACCCAAAAGATGTTTGCTTTACTTTATTTGGGGAAAAGGTTTCCTTGATAAACGACCATAAGGTTGGGGACAAAATCAATGTGTCATTCAACCTTTCATCAAGAGAGTTTAATGGTAAGTTTTACCACAACATAGACGCTTGGAAAGTTGATGCCTCAAGTGGTGAGGGAGTTACAAGCGGGGAGTGGAAATCTCCTAATGACGAGAACTTATCGTTCTAGTTTTTCACAAAGAGTTTTAGTTAGTAATTATGGAGGGGGTTCGCCCCCTTTATTTAACCATTAAAGTGTTTAGATATGTCAAAGACAAAAGTATCACAAACGGAATTAAATAAAAGGATTAAGCAAGTAACAATGGAAGCTGAGTTTAGGTTTAAGTGCTTGGAGTTGGCTCAACCGTCATCAAAAGACTTAGAGAACTTATTGGCTAACGCTACGGAGCTTTACAACTACGCATTTCACATTAAACCACAACAAAACGAAGAAGGCGATGGAAACGGTAATGACTAGGCAGGAAGAATTTGATTATGCTTTAGGGTTTGTGTCAGACTTAACAAAGGTGGCTGCCATAGACGTAACAAGCAAGTCAAGGTACAGAGACCACGTTGTAGCTAGACATTTCTTAAGGTATTTCTTGAGGTCTAAGTACGGGATGAATCTTCAGGATATAGCTGATTTTACAAAGTCCAATCACGCAACGGTAATACACTCCGTTAGGTATGTTGAAGATACTTCTAAGTACGACAGGGTTTATAGAACTTATAAAGATAGTATAGACAGAGGCTTTTTAGTTGACGCAGCGACATTTAGGAATAGGGTAAATGTAATCCTTAAAGCTAAGAGGGTTAATGAGTTTAAGTGCAACGCTTTAATAGACTTAATGAATAGCTACGTTGAAGAAAAAGTTTCAAAGGAATTAGAAAAACTAAAAGAAAATGGATGTATTACAGCAGATTAATCGGGGATACGCTAGAGCAGTTGTAGCCATAGTTATGGATGATGGGAAGCCTTTAGAGGCTATCCATTTCCCTAGCGTAAGAAGTTGTGCTAAGTATTTAGAGAGAAATCCCGCAGCAGTAACAAAGGTTTGCCAAGGGGTTTGGAATACGTGCAACAAGCATAGATTATTATACGAAGAAGATTACGTAAAAGAATTTGGGAAGATTCTAAAAGACTGGGAGGAATAAACTATGAGCAGAGATTTTAAAGGGATATGGATACCTAGGGAGATATGGGTATCTAAAGAGATGACTATGCAAGAAAAAGTTTTTTTAGCTGAGATACATAGTCTTGATAACGAGCAGGGATGTATAGCTAGTAACGCTTATTTTGCTGAGTTCTTTGGGCTTAGTAAGTCTAGCGTGACTAGGGTTATATCATCTTTAGTAGAAAAAGGATTTTGTAAAGTCCACTTAATATACAAAAATAATAAAGAGGTTGACAAGAGGGTTATAAGAACGTCGAAGTACGGAGATAAGGAAGTTAAGGTTGTTAAAGAGGTAGTGCGAGTTGAAGCTAAAAAGAGTTCCGTAGGGTTATCTAAAGACGATGAGGTGCTTATAAAAAGCGTGTTAGACTACTTAAACCTTAAGGCAGAAAGGAAGAGAGGATTTAGGAGAACTCCCACGTTTAGCAAACTTATATTAGCTAGAGTTAATGAAGGTCATTCTTTAGATGACTTTATTCACGTAATAAATGTTAAGTGTTCTCAGTGGCTTAATACTGAGTGGGATAAGTTCTTAAGACCGTCAACCTTATTCAGCTTAAGTAAATTCCCCGAATACCTCTCGGAGAAACATATAGAGACTAAAGGGGATGTGTCAAATAGAGTTGCTGACTCTCAAAAGAACTTCTATGACATATAAGGTTTCTAACAAGTCAGATATAAAAAGGTATGCGGGGAACATATTTAGGAATGGACTACCTAAAGGAGTTTCTACAGGGATACCTAACCTCGACCCTCACTATAAATATAGGAAAGGGGAGTTGGATGTAATTATGGGTTTAGCGAACATCGGTAAGACTACTACAATGTTCTACCTTATGCTGAACGCTTCTGTAAGGTATGGTTGGAAGTGGCTATGTTATTGCCCTGAGAATGAGCCTGTAGGAGATATGATTTCCGATATAGCTGAAATGCTTGTAGGTAAAAGTGCTGATAAAGATAGGAAAGACAGGATGTCGGGTACTGAGTTTAGCAACGCTATTGATTGGGTATTAGACCACTTCACTATAATAACCTTTGAAGAGCAGCCAACGGCGACAGAAGTCTTAGATGCTTTTGAGGAGCAGATGAAGGAAGTTAAATATGACGGATGCTTAATAGACCCTTTAAACGACTTAAAGGTTGAGAACGGGTTTAGTAAGTACGATTATTACTACAATATGTTGTCTAGCATACGTAGGTTTAAGCAGAAGCATAACGTGAAGTTTATTTTAACCACACACGCAGGAACGGCGGCAGCGAGGAAAAGAGACGACGCAGGGAGAATCCCCGCACCGAGTATGTATGACGTTGAATTTGGAGGGATGTTCGCTAATAGAACAGATAATTTTATGGTTATACACAGGCATTTAGGTAGCGATAATTGGGATATAACCGAATTACACTTAAGGAAGATTAAGTTTCAAAAATTAGTAGGATTACCAACGCAAGAAGATAAGCCTGTTTTGTTGAAATTCTCGCCAAAAAGTTGTAGATTTACATATCTAAACCCTAACAGGGGCGGTTATTTTGTAGACCCTTTAGACAGCTTAGAGACCACATTCACGAAGGAGGAAGCAGAGTTAGGATTTTAAAACAGGAAACTATGGGAAGACTAAAAGAGTTCCTTATCAACGAACAGATGAGGATGACAGGAGATTGGAGAGAACAAAATCATTATGAATATCTAGCTTGGAGAGCCTCGCTAGAAGAACAAAAACATTATGAGCAAAAAGAAAGAGTTAGGTCGTTATCATACGAACAAGAAGGTAAGGGAGAAGATAGACAAATTGTTAGAGATAAACTCAAGGAACGTTGCTAACTTCGGAACAAGGGGTAAGTACGATTTAGAGACCGATGAGGCTTTTGATTCGGCTTGGACTGATATTGAGGAGGAGATAAAAGGATTGGACATTCAATTTTATAAATCTATAATAAAACAAGACGATGAGTAGTAAAAGTGAAAAAGAAAACGATTTGAACGAAGAAAGAAATAAAGAAGTGGCTAGGGAGACTTGGGATAGTTGGATTGTAGATTTAACAGACCAAGACCAGCCTGAGACTTGCGGTATTGATGACGATGACTGCGAGGCTTGCGGAAGTTAACTTAAAACTTAGAAATTATGATTGAAATATCCATAGCTATTTTTGCTGCCTCATTTGTTGCAGCTTGTGTAATTTACGTTAATTGGCTTAACGAACATTGTGATTAATGCTTTGTGAGGTGGTGGAATTGGCATACACACCTAACTGTCTATTAGGCGAGGGTAGCAGAGATGTCCTTATGCAAGTTCGAGTCTTGCCCTTACAGCTAAAAAAAGTAAAGAACTAAAACAAAAGAAAAGATGAAGAAGTTATTATTAGTTTTATGCGTAGTGATTCCGAACTTAGTTCAAGCTCAAAACACTAGCCTTAAAATATGGGAGTCTCAATATTCAGAGTTTCGTGAATGGAATGCAGACTCAGCGAAATACTTACTTTCAGGTGGCGGATGGGAGAAAACCAAGTTCGCCTACACTAAGGAGTTTATCGCTATGGAATTAAAGGAAGATAAGGTAACAAAGATTTGGTGGGCTTATTACAATAGCCCTAACGACTATACGGATTGTTATTACACTGAAAATGATGCCTTTAAAATATGCGTTAATACAAAAGAAAAAAAAGTCAACCTTTGGAGCGACGCTGTGGGCGATAGGTTTACAACAGTATGGACTTTGAGTAAAATTCATCAAGTAAAACAAAGCGAATGAGAGTATTATTAGAGTGGAAGTGCGGATACTGTAACAGCGTTCAGGTATCTGATAGCTATAAGCGTTGGAGTATGGATGGTTGTAAGTGTGGTAAATCAGCGCTTGACTTAGAAGATGGCTACCAAAGGAGTCTAGGAGAGATTATAGAGATTAATAGGGTTAATCTAGATAGCTCTGATAGATTAGACGAGGTAAGATTGAGCGACTTTGAGCGAATGCTTAGGAATTTAAATAAACGGTAAACAGAATTGTTTACTAATTAATCTTAAAAAGAAAAGTATGTATTGTAGTAATTGTGGTTGTGCTAAAGATGAAACGGATTATATTCTGTCGTCGCAAGCTAACAAGGATAGGCTTGACGAGGCTGTGTTGAGTTTTAAAAAGAACTCAGATGATTTTGAGAAGATAACCCCAGAAGGGTTGTTGGACTTAGGGTTTGAAGAAAACTATCAAGAGCCTGAGATTACAGATTGGTGTACATCGTCAGGGTTTATTTATTATTCCTTAACAATTAAAGGGGTGTCATTCTTTACAGAAGACGGAGTAGTTATTCTAGATGGTGGAGAATGCGAGGTTGAAATTAAAGACCTTGATAAACTAAAAGATTTAATCCTTAGTTTAAAAGAGCTATAATATAAACTACAACCATTATAGAGGCGTAAAGTCCTTTTGTAAATTTATTCATACGCCAAAAATAAGTAGAATTAAATTAACGTATGTTAAGTAAACATTAAATTTCAGAAAAAATGCAAGTAGCAGAGCAAGCTTTACAATTAATGAGGGATATGACGGCATCTGACGACGAAAACAGCTTTATGGCTGCGTACTCAACAATGCAAGGAGAGGTTTCTAGAATGAGAGAGGAGCTATTACAGTCTATTGGAAAAATGAAACCCGAAACATATAAAAAGAAAGAGGAAAGGGTGGAGAGTCTTTCGCAGTGCTTAGTGCTGTTCCACCAATGCTATTTCAAAATGATGTATTACAAACAAGAGATGGTTTCTTGGAAACATAAGAGTTTGGAAAAGGAGTTAGAATTTACTAACTTTGTTACTAAAGGATTTGAAACAAGCTAATGAGTAAGATAGAGGAACAGGTCTGCTTTAAGATTTTAAAGCGTTCTGAGGTAGGGAAGTCTAAGTACGGCACTACAATGGAGAGAGATGACTTAAGTCGCTTAGAGTGGCTTAAACACACTCAAGAGGAGCTTATGGATGCTTGTGTTTACATAGAAAAACTTATTGATGAAGAAGAAAAGAAAAAGCCTTGTAAGAACTGCCGCTGTAAAAGCGGGATTCCGAAGTGGACTAGAACATCGAGTTTGGAAGAATTTGAAACAGAGAAAGGCAAAGGGGATTGAATACGAAACCCTTAAGCTTAAATACATAATCCCTTCGAGTGAGCATTCTTATACCCCCGATATAATCCTATCTAACGGAATTATATTGGAGGTTAAGGGTCGCTTAGTAAAGGCGGATAGGGATAAGCATTTATTATTAAAGGAGCAACATCCTGATTTAGATATTAGGTTTTTATTCCAAAGCGCAAATAACAAGATAAGAAAGGGTAGTCAAACTACTTACGCTCAGTGGTGTAATAAAAATGACATAAAATGGTGCGAGAAAATCGTTCCCGACACTTGGCTGAAAGAAATTAAATAGTATATTTGACTATTCCCTGTTTTATCTCTGCATAGTTGTGTTTTTGGTTAAACACATAGTAGCCCTTACATTTGTAGGGGTTACTTTTTTTTAGTATATTTATCAACAAGAAAATTACAACTATGGATAAGCAGTTTAGACCAAGACTCTCAGAGTTTGAGTGGGACTTGGTTAAAAGGGCAAGAGCCTTTGAGGGAAAAGCAGAAACAGGAAACGTATTAGTTATAGGGGACATTCACGAACCCTTTTGCTTAGATGGATACCTTGAACACTGCCTAAATCAATTTAGGAAGTACAGATGCTCTGAAGTGGTGTTTATAGGCGATGTAATAGACTCCCACTACTCAAGCTTCCATAGAGCTGACCCTGATGGTTACGGTGCAGGAGAGGAGCTTGATAGGGCTATAGAAAGAATACAGAAATGGCATAAAATTTTTCCTGTAGCTAAGGTTTGTATTGGAAACCACGATGCTATTGTCCGTAGAAAAGCGTTTGACTCAGGAGTATCTGCTAGATGGATTCGTGACTACGATGAAGTTTTAGGTGTTGAAGGGTGGGATTTTAAGGAACACCACAAAGTTGGAGAGGTTCTATATGTTCACGGAACGGGAACTTCAGGAAGAAATGCGGCGGCAAACAAGTCTTTACAGTTTAACTGTAATGTTGTTCAAGGACATATCCATACAGAAGCTTCGGTAATTTATAATGGTAGCTATTGGGGTATGCAAGTTGGTTGCGGTGTAGATAGAAAATCTTACGCTATGGCTTATAGTAAGCACTTCGCTAAGACCTACAAGTTGTCTTGCGGGGTTGTCTTAAAGAACGGAAACCTACCTATAGTGATTCCTTTTACTTAGAATCAGGGGCGTAAACGGTAGCGACTGCTAATGCCATTAAAACCAAATGCTGCCAAGTAACTTCCCCCATAACCTCCATTTGATGTACAGCGGCAATAGCTATAACCCCTCCTATAGTTCTTTTACTAGACCACTTACCATTCTTGTCCTTAAACATTTTAGGGACAATAAAGGACATTAGTTTAGCTCCCGTAGTTATTAAAGGATTAATCACAGGCTTGTCTTGTTTAAGTTCTTTTTCAGTTAGGTTCTTATTCTTCCTTCTTAGTCCCATAATTCGGTACTATAAATTCTAAAATCTTATCTAACTTTCCAAATATAGCGTCATCTTTAAGGGAAGGGGTTAACCTTACTATTACCTTAGCTGCCGCCATAACGCAAACAATAAGTGCTACTATATCTGTTCCGTTTTGCGAAATGTACTCAATCATATCTTTTAAATTACGGTTATGAAAAATGAGTTAGGTAATATTCTTAGCAAGTCATCTAAAGTATCCCTACTAGACGTTACATCTAATTCATTATCTCCGTTAATATCAGCGTAGGATTTTCCTACAGCTACGCAGCCTCTTAGTTGTGTGTAAAAATTAGCTGAATGTATTAATATAAAATCTCTATCGTAAACATCTTGCAATATAAAATGCTCTCCGTGCTTCTCTGAGAACCTAGTAGACACCTCATATTCACCTCTAGGTATGCAGGATACGTTTCTTTTATTCTCTCTCCAAGGGAGTTCTAAAGTTTTACACTCATAGCAAACCTTTAGCTCATCATAAATAGTTAAAGAGCCTAGAGTTTCTTTCCCCGTTTCTAGTAGTCTGTTTAGTACAACCTTCATACCCCTTTTAATTAACTGCTTGACCAATTAGATGAATGAGTACTTCCGAAAATAGTGTGTTGGAAATATACGTAATCCGTACTCCCAACCCATCCGTGATTCCTAAGTAACGCCCAAACAATTTTACCTTTAGGTATTTTAACTGATGAAGTTATCTCGAAGTTGTGACACGTATCCAGTACAGCGGTAATGGTGGTAGTCCCTACGAGTGTAGCGTTTGCAAGGCTTGTAGCCCCCGTATCTTCGTCAGTGTAGTATAAGGCAACATCCACATCACCCGCACCGTAACGATTACTTATAACACCCGTCATTCCTGCGTTATGTAAATCAAAGGGTGCAACGATACCATTGTAAGCCCTCTCAGCGGGGATTGCGGCTATATCTGTAACGTAACCCGCCCAAGAACTTCCTGCGTAAGTATTATCCCCGTAGTAATACCTATTAGTGGCTTGAGTATAACACCTACCAAGCCTAGTCGCTAAAACAATCTTAGAATCATCATCAGACTGATTCCTAGTGGATTTTACTAATACATGAAGGAATGCTCTTAAATTTTCAAGTGTAACCCCTCCTTTTACGTTGCTCTTAAAATTATCCTCTATAAAGTGAAGTAAGTTATCTCTGTCAAATTGCTCTGAAGAAGAAACATTTGCTATTTCTCCTGACCTCGCTTGAGCATCAAATAAGTATTTGTACCAAGGAGCGCCTGTATTATAATCATCTGTAGCTGCCATAGTTATTTCTTTTTGTTATCCTTTCTTTTTAACCACAAGTCATACAGCCTACAACTAGTGTACACAATAGCCATAGCTAAAGAGAAAATCCTTAACCCTTGTTCAATATGGCTCATAGTCGAAACTACTACCGCTGAACCGTTAACCACAGCTATCTCTATTGAATCTTTTATTTCTGTCACTAAATTACTCATAGTAATTATCTTTCTTCTTCTTATTAGTATATCTATTAACCTTAGAACCGTAAGCTAATATCCCCCCCAACCTAACTACATTGTTTCCGTTAGAGTGCTTATCATTGCTTGAGTGTTCATAATTAGTAAAAACTCCATCATTATCAGAGTCGTCTAACCAATTAATCATATCTTTTTTGAGAATCTCAGCCTTTCTAAAGGTATCTTCTTTTAAAATTGACATCTCTGTTCCGTCAGCAGAATCACTCCACTCATCCTCGTTTGTAACAATACCACTAGAGGTAGTGTTGTACTGCATATCGTTTAAAACCTCATACTTAACGTAGAAAGCTAGGCAGGGCTTTATGTAATTATTTAATAGGGTAGTCTCGTTAGCGTCTAAAGTTCCGCCTTCTTTTTTTAATCTTAATTGACCCCAAAAGTAATCCCCTAAATGCTGTTTAAGGTGCGTTAGCTCGGCTATAAGAACTATATTATCATCTATGATAGACGAATCCATATTAGCATTTGTCATAGCTTGGCTAACAACCTCTGCCGCTGTAATTAAGTTACCGTATTGTCTGTAATCAGTCGCCGCCATTATCTTTGGAGTTTAAGTTATTTAAATAAACATCTTCTAAGTCAGGTCTTTCTTCTAATCCAATCAACGCTCTTAATTCGTTCACATCCGCTATCATTTTAATATCAATATCAGCAGCGAATCCAATAGGGGATTCAAACTGAACCTCTAAAGACGAAGCGTCTAAATTCAACACCTTACCGATAGCGTCACGCATAGGTTTAAATACTTGTTCTATCGTATCTTGGATAACGGTTCTCATAACTAAGTCGTATGAAATCCTAATCTCACTTCCTGTATTATTCATCTTACCACTAGAGACAATCCCTGACAATGCAGGTTGCCACCTATGAGCAGTAACTATGTTGTTACGGGTAAGTTCCTGATACTCCATAAAAGAACCATCCTTATCATCTTTAAGGATTTGCACGTTAGAACTGCCGCCTCCCGCACCATCTTTAACTAAGAATAATATCTTACCATTATTCCCTTCTCCTGTAAGCTTGTCTTGAGCTAAAGAGATTAACTCCTCAGCTTCATCATCACTCATAGACCCCTCTATTTCTATAATAGCAGAGGGCATAAATCCGTTTTCAAACTTAGACCGATTGTACTTCTGAATAAGGTAATCTATTTCAATAGAACCGCTTTCAGCAGCAGCAATATAATCAGGGATACCATACCGTTGGAATCCGCTTTCGTAATCCTTGAACATAAGGATAGAGCGCCCATTTTTAAAGTTAGGGTACATCGGTACTTTTCTAACTTTTTTATCTTTAGCATCGTAGTGAGTCCAGTCAGGGTTTATATATACTGATTCCATATTTTTACCAACCCTACACATAGTAGAATCAATATGGTACATATTACATCCCCCTTCGTATTCTACGAACTCTATGTAAGCGTTTCCGAATGTATAAAAATCATCTACAACTAACCTGAAAAGGTTTCTAAGGGACTGAGATTTTGGGTTAACCTCTTTAATGTAGTCCTCTAACTTTGCGTTAACGGTAGTTATCTTACTACCCGCCGTGTAAGTTGCTTTTTGAGATAAGATAGCCCTGTGAGTACTTGACTTTCGTTTTAACTCAGCAAGGTATTGAGGGAATAAATTATCATCGCCGAACTTGTAAAATTCTTTTGATGTAATCTCCCTATTCTTCTCCATAAAATTAGGCATAGGAGAGAGGTTAACTATATCAAACTTAACCCGACCACTAGCATTTCTTTTTATGGTGTCAGACATAGCACTAGCTACGAATCGACCTTTAGAATCTCTTTGTCTTTTAGCCACAACTTATAGAATAATGATTATACAAATATAAGAAAATAAAGGGCTACTTCCGTAGTTTCACCCGTTAAATTCTTTATAAAAAACTATCTTCTTAAGAGAAGGTTGTTTCGTAAGGCGGTTCTCCTTGAACAGAAGTTAACTTAAATGTAACTCCGTTCTGGTCAGCTAATGCCGCGCCTGTATCTAATTCAATAGACTCTAAAACTAAACCAAAGTTAGTAACGTCAGTAGTTCCAAAAGCTTTTCCTAAAGTAAAGTCGTAACCAACCATATACTCTGCTCCATCCCAAGAGGTTACTCTACCTACCATCATATTTCCTTTCAGGTTTGCAAGAGCTTTAAGCTTTGTTCCGCTGATTTTCGGGATATAACCCTCAATACCTACAGTGTAGAGCATAAGTCCTTTTTCTTGAGATGCGGAAACCGTCATCTTACAAGTTTCTTTTTCAAAATCAATTTCTACAATACCGCTTCCCGCTAAAACACCCGAACTTGCAGTTCCGTCTCCGTCATCTGTAAAGTCTGTACTAGCGTCAGGGACAGCTAATTGTAGAGTTTTTATACCACCCTTTGCAAAGTGGTCAGTATTTGTTACTGTTACTCCTAATGATAATGCCATTTTATTTTTCTTTTTAAGTGTTAAAAAAAGGGAGTGGAGTCAGACCCCAACCCCCTTTATATTAATCATTATCCTATACTTATACTGAGATTGCGTCAGGAGTGTAGTAAGTACACAACTTAGAATCTTTCAAAGCAGTTCCAATCATATAAGACACTCTAAAGCGATATGCTTTGTTGTCTTGAGAATACCATTGCTCAACTGAGTTTTGGTCAAAGTCAGTACCTACAACAAAAGCACCTTTTGTAGTTAGCAAAGCTCTGTGAGTTTCAGTAGCAACGTTACATCCACCAACTGAACCTGAGTCAGTAGTGATTGATACATCCCAATCTCTACGAACAATAATAGGGATACCTCTCCAAGTTAATGAAGGTAAACCATCTTTTAATGCTCCATAACCCGCAGCAGCATATCCTGTTCCTTCAAGGGTGACTAAGTAGTCATCAGCTATATCTCCCGATACAAAGAAAACTAACTCACCCGCTTCTAACAATTCAGGAGAAGCAGAATCCCATAATCCTTTTAGAATTTTAACTCCGTTACCCGCAACTAAAGCAGCACCATCCGCTTGTGTAGTAAGACCCGCGTATGCACTTGTTAGCGCAGTTGAACCCGCCTCTGCTGCTGACTGGAAGATACCATCGTAAATACCGTAGTGAGTATCACCTTCAGCAACATCTGATAGCCATACTTGAGTATTAAAATCGTGCTTCACACCTTGTCCGATTAAGCCAAGCAAGATACCCTTAACCACAGAACCATCTACGTTGTCGAAGTTGTGATTTGCTTTCATTAGCTGACCTTTCATTTTATTGAAAAGTTCGTTAGCTCTAAATTCAATTTCCGCCTCTACACGAGCAGGGGTAATAGTAACAGTTGCACCGTAGTCTGCATCGCCTTCCGCAGAAAACGCACTATTTGCAAATGCTTTAGTAATCTTTCCAAGCTGATTAAACTTATCAATAACGGTTGTACCTTTAATGTTAGGTAGCACCTCCATATATTGCATATAGTCTTGACCTAAGAATATAGGTTCGATAATCGCTTTGTTTACGTCGTACTGCTCAACAGTAGGTAAACTTGTTAATTGTAATGCCATTTTTCTTCTTTTTAATTGTTATTTATATTTTTACTTAAAAAAGCTTCTTCCTAAATCACCCCACTCATCTTTCGGAGCGACTTTATCCGCTTGAACTTTAGGTTCATTTTCAGCTAAAGTAACTGAGGGCGTAGCCTCTAGTTTTGAAATTCTTTGAGCCATTTGGTCGAACTGAGTTTTCGTTTCCTCTTTAGACTCGTTAGTCTTTTCTTTTTGAACGCTTAACTTCTGAGAAAGCTCATCCCTCTCATTCGTTAAAGATTCTAATTGAGCCTTTAAATCATCTACGTTTACTTGTTCTGTAGCTGTTTCTGCGGTAGGCTCTTGCACCGTTTCTTCTGTTTTTACTTGTGGTTCTTCTGCATTTCCCGTAATCATATTCTTTAAATCGGAAATCTGCCCTACAAACCAAGTTTTTAAATCTTCTGACATAGTAGATTTTTCTTTAGGGTTATTAATATTTAAAGTATTTAAGATTTGTTCAGGGGTCTTATTTTGGTATCCGCTTAAGTCATATCTCGCAACAACTTTAACAGCCCCTAAGACTTCATCTACAAACCCTAACTCTAATGCTTCGTGTGCTGACAGCCAAGTCTCACGAGCCATCATTTGCTCTATTTCGTCTTCTGAGATGTTTGTCTTAGCTTTGTAGACACTTAACATTGTAGTTTCAACTTTTTCTAAGGCATTAATCTGCTTACGCATCTGAGATTTGTTTCCGAATACATTACTCATAGGAGAGTGTATCATAAACAAACTATTAGAAGTCATTTCGACTTTATCAGCAGCTAAAGCGATTATGGTAGCCATAGACGCAGCCAAACCTTCTATCTTTACAGTAACCTTACCTGAATAATTTTTAAGAGCTGTATAGATTGCTTGACCTTGAAAGACATCACCTCCTGTACTATTAATGTGTACGGTAATATCTTTTCCTTTTAAACCTTTCAAGTCCTCTAAGAAGCTTTTAGCGGTAACTCCGTGAACACCAATCTCATCATAGATGTGGATGTCTGTAGATTTACCAGTTTTAGCTTCTATTGGCATATCATACCAAGACTTGTTTTCAAATAGATTTTCCATATAAATACAAATATAAGAATTTAGTTTTAAATAGTGTTGACACCTACTGACACTTTGTTCTTCATATGGTCATACACAATTCTTTGTGTCTGCCTAACTGAGATATTATACTTATCTGATAGGTCTATAAATATATTCTTAATAAGTTCAGCGTTGTTTTTCATAATAGCTTTATCGAAATCCTTTCTTATTAAGTAATTCCTTACAGAAGTATTATTTAGCAACCCCTCTCTATATAGGGTGGATACAACCCCTTCCGAGCCTTCTCCACACACATAAGATATTTCCTTGATTAACTCGCTTTCCATACGTTAAAATTTACTAGAAGATTCTATGGTTTTAACTCTATTTTGAACTTTACTTAAAGACTCCACAGGAAGAACTACGTTTGTGTTCTGACCTATAACAGCCCCAAGCTTACCGTAGTCTATTAAACCTCCACCACCAAAGTTAGGGGAAGTAAATGACTTTCCTCCACCCGCTACGTTCATAGCGCTTAAGGTGCTTCCAAACATAGCGGTGCTTCTTTTATTTATAACAGCCTCTCCACCTTCTAGTTCAGCTACTCTACCGCCTACGGCAAATCGCTCTCCTCCTTGTGCGTGAGAGTTTCCGTAAACCATACCACCTTTAGCGAATTGCTGCGCATTTATTTGACTTCTATTGTGAGCGTAAGCCGCTGTAGCTAATGCTGCTAGAAGAGTGTACTGAGTAATACCCGCAGCACCCATAGTAATGGTGTTCGCAGGGTTTGCTGCTGCTTGTATTCGGATGTTTATCAATTCTTGAATCCACCCGATAGTTGCTTGCTTTAATTCAAACTCTTTTTTTCTATTGAAAGACTCTCTATCAATCTTTTCTTTCTCTTTGTCGGCTGTTCGCTGAGTCATTAGTCCCGCTTCTAATTTTTCATCAATTCGGGCTTTCTCTTCATTTGCCGCCTCCTCCTCTGCTTTTGATTTATTAGAAATTGAGTCAGTGAATATTTTAGCGGCAAGAGCTACGGATTGTCTTTGTAGTTGAGCTTTTACTGCTAACTTGTTCTTCTCATCTTTTATTTCTTTAGTGGAAGAAATCTGAGTCTGCTTAAGAAGTAAAGCGTTAATTCTTTTCTTCATTTCAACCTCTTGAGTTGCTGATATACCTTTCTCAATTAAAACTGCTTGCAAGTAATCTAACTCTAACTGAATTAACGTAAGCTTATGTTCCTTCACTTCGTCAGCAGTTTTCTTTTCTTTTTTAGCAAAGCTAATATTTAGATTATGGGCATCCTCATTAAATTTCCCTCTTGCGGCTAATTCAGTGTTAGACCACGCCATTTGGATTAAAGCCAACGCTTTAGCTTCGTCATCTTTCAACTTCTTTTTAGCTTCTATTTCCTCTTGAAGTTTATCGGAAACCATCTTTCTGCTTTCGTCATAATCAGAACCTAACTTTACTAAGTCTATTTGAGCAGGAGTTAAGTACTGCAAATCTTCAGGCTTAATCTTTCTTGTTTGAGCCGCTATTTGGTCTAACATCACTTTAAAGCCAATCGGCACATCTGTCGCTAAAGAGTTAGCGTACTCCTTCAAACGGTCAGTAGCCGTATAATCTCTAATTGGCTCGAAAATAGCTTCAGCCTGCTCCTTATTCATCTTTTCTGTCAACTTCTCTATTTCGGTTTGAGTTCCCCTAACCATATCTAAATACGGTATCATAGCCTCAAGCCCTAATTGCCCCAACTGTTTGTCGGTAAAGTTTCTCACAGCATCATACCAAGTAGCCTGAGCCGTCTCAGCAACCCCGAATTGAGTTGCTAAACCTAAGATTGTAGTAGTATGTTCTATTATCTCTCTAGCCCATTCATTATCTCCTAAGTTAATTTTAAAAGCAGTCCAAGCAGCACTCATTTGGTCAATCTTAAACTGAGTTGAGTCCATTTGTTCAGCAGTAGCTTTTGATACGTTTGCACTCCTTAAAGTTTCATCGTTAAGCTCTGCTAAGAATTTACCGTAATCTGCCGCATTATCCCCTGCAATAGAGAATATAGCTGTAAGACCACGAACATTACCAAACATCAACTCTATATCTCTAGGGGATTGCTTGTAAACGTCGTTAAGCCTTTTCATTGTCTCAGTAAAGCCTACAGCTTTCATTTGAGCAGCACCTACAGGAATACCCCACTTAGTAAATAAATCAGCGGATTGCTCAGAAGGCTTCTGCATTTGAGAGATAGCAGCACGTAAGGCTGTAACTGTTTTCGCTGCATCTAAACCTGAACGAGTAGTTACAGCAATAGAAGCTCCTAACTCCTCAAGAGAAATACCCGATGCCGCAGCAAATGGAACTACTACACCTATTGATTTAGCTAATTCGTCTACGGTAGTAACCCCAAATTTTTGAGTTGTAAATAACACAGCAGACACATCGCTAACTTTATCAGCAGTCATACCGTAAGCATTAAGAACTGTCGTTAACCCCATTGTAGCTGATTTCAAATCAGTAACCCCTGCTATTGCTAACTTAGAGGCTTCATTAAGAAAGTTTATAGCGTCACCCCCTTTAACCCCTGCCGAAACAGAATCAAACATAGCTTTAGTTACATCCCCCATAGCAAACCCAAAATCCTTAGAGACGCTTATAGCTCCCTCAAAAAGCTCCCCTCTAAACGCCCCTGTATCTTCTGATGATAGTAAGGTTGTTACGTTTTTAACACCTTTTTCGTAGGCTGCAAAATCTTTAACGCTAGATATTAGGAATTGAGATAACTTCCTAAAAGCCATAGTTGCAGCAACCACAGCAGCCCCCATCTTCATAGAGGAAAGTGTCATCTTCTTGTTAGCCTTCCAAGCTTTAGTAACCCCAAGAGTCCCCCTCTCACGAGCTTTGTTATAAGCCTGTAAATGCTTAATCCCATCCTTAACCTTTTTATTGTAGACTTGTTGCTGATTAGTTAACCTAGATAGCTTATTTGCATTGGCAGAAGTAGCCCCTTTTTGTTTAGCTATTTGCTTATTTAAATCCTTAAGCTGCTTATTTGTCGCCGCCAAGCCTTGTTGATACTTCTGTAGCTTGTTTATTCCAATGATACCAAATTCTATATGGTACTTATCTGTAGTTTTAGCCATAACTCTATTCTTTTGTTCCTCTAGGTGTTACTAATAATAACTCAACTTCTGTAGGTTCTCCTGAGAAATTAAAGTCTTTAATTTTATTTAATATATAAATATTCCCATCTATATGTATCTGCTCTCTAAAATCAATCCCTGCTAAATCAGCGGGAGTCAACATAACCTCTGCTGTAATTAACTTATCTCTCATTTTTAACATCTCAATTAAAGGTTTATGATATTCAGTATAAAGCCCTTTAGAATTAGAGTTACCTGTTATTATTGGTGAGAATGTTAAGTTAGGAAAGTCTGCATCAAAAGGAGAGTAAGACCCTACAGGTAGGTAGCTTTTAACTCTTTCTTTTTTAAACTTTATCTCCTCCTCATCGGAGTCCCAAAAACACTCCAACTCATAAGTTATAGTCAACCCCGTAGTATTACTATCAGTACCGCTAGGCTCTCCTACATCAACAAAGCTAGATAATACTCCTAACTTATGTTCGTGAGAATTATTTGGAGAAGGAACTTGAGCGTTAGCTTCGGGTTCTAGGTTTGAATCAGGAGTATCCCAAATTCTAGGAATCCAAATAGGTTTATGGCTAGTAACGTCTGTGTCGCTAGCATCTCTGCATATAAACTTAGACCAAGCCATTTTCATAGCAGCGTATATATCTAAAGATATTTCAGTTTCGCTAGCCTCGACTTTTATCCCTGTATCAATATAGGTATCGCCTAAACTTAAACCCTCTGTTCCTGACTTGAATTTATCAATTTCGTAATCACTACTATCGCTAGCCATAGAGTACTTTAAGTCGGACTTTATAACCGCATTTTCCTTTATGTTTGTTATAACAGCTTTATCAGTCCAATCTTTAGCAGTCGGCTCTATCTTTTTAACTAAAAGGTGGTCTATCCTCACCTCTTTGGCTGAAACTCCCCCATCCTCTACGGTAAACGAGATGTAAGTTGAGGTTGTTTGAGCTACAAATCTAGCGACGTGAGAACGCCCAAGAACAATCTGTCCAATACCACCATAGTAGTAATCCTCAGCATCACTGGTTAACCAAGGAGATGAGTATGATTCACTACCGAACTGCGCAGAGCCAAGATGAACTTTTATACTATCCCCATCTTCAGACCCGTAAGTAAAGGTTATTTCATATACCTCCCCAACAACTAAAGTCATAGGACTTGTAAGAGTAAGGGTGGGAGTGTAAGTTGTTATAGATGTTGTAAATATAAGATTACCTATATCAACATCAAGAGTCCCGTAGGTTGCAGTCCAATCATCTTCATCCTCTGAGGCGGAGAACACTTCGTGAACTTTAATTCCCGGAGTAACACTAGTGTATGAGCCTGTAAAGTCATTATAAAAATCTCTATAAGGCTCTGCTACAACCTCCCTTAAAGCTTCGTTAGTTGTAAATATTAAGTTAAACATTTTAGATACATCAGAAATAAAATCCAAACAAGATACATCAGGAAGAACCTCTGCGTAAGAAACTTTAGGGTTTCCTTCAGATGTATATATAAGATTATTCTTCCCACGCATAGGAGCGACATCCTCGCACAGAGTCATATTCATTTCAGCGGAGGATATTCTAAACGACGTACCTAAAGTCATAGGATAACCCCCCCCTGTTCCTTGGTGGTTTACCCCTGATAAAGCCATTACATTGTAAGTCTCTCCCGCTTTTAAATATTGAATCCTGCTTACGCTTACATTAGTGCTATCATAACTTCTACGGTCTAACTCTACAACGCTATCGTTATCTAAATCAAAAAACTCAAGTCCAAAAGATGATGAGTCTTTATATAATGAATCGTTAGCTACATCGCTAGAGACTAACCCTACAGTAAACTTACGGGAAACCTTTGAAGCTCCTGTGCTTGACCAATCAAGAAGCTCGCTAGTTGGATTGCTACCAGTTGTAGTCCCGAACCCGTTGCCGTCTTGGCGATTAAAATCCGCTTTAACAGAAAAGCTTAACTTATAATATCCGCTTTTATCGACATTTATGTGAGATTTTGAATTGGAAACATACCCTAGTATTTTAGGATAGGGAGACCCATCAGGATTGGTAGAGAATCTAGACCCTAAATCTCCACTCAAAGAACTTAATGAGTGTGCGCCTGAAATGTCTTTATTTGTCTTATTAAAATGCAAGAAAGCCCAATCGCAGTGATAATTACCTCCATAAGTTTCATCAAGGAAAGGAGATTCGATTTCTGGTCTTACCGTTAGCAATCCTGAGATGTAAGACGCAGACGGTTCTTTATTATCGTAATATCCGTTATAAGCCCCGCTTACTGTAGAGTAGTTGTAACTAAGGTCTAACTCAGAGGCTTTTATAGCTTCCTCACTAACGCTTGCGCTAGGGGATATGCCAACCAAGTTATCCATAAGCCCTGAAAAGTCTGAACCAAAATCATTACTCCAACCTCCACTATTAAAGAAGTCGCTTTTTAAAGTATAACCGATAGAGTTAAAACATTGATTAAGAACTTTCACTATCCTGTAGGCGGGCTTTATATTATCCCATCCTACCGAAACCTCGTTTACTGACTCCGCAAAAGGGTCAACTCTCCATTGACCATTGTCAACTAAGGGAAACACAATCTCGTTGGAAGAGTAATTAACGGCACTATAGTTTTCGTCAGGAAATTGTATGGGGCTATTAGAATCTACTTCCGATAATCCTAAAACGCTTCTAGCGCTTATCGAATAATCATCACTAACCAAGGTTCTTAA